CTCATTCCGTACTGGTTCGCTCAGACGTTCCTGTACCTCAATGAACTCGTGACGCCTATCGAGTCCGCGACCTGGGGATCAGTGAAGGCGCTGTATCGGTGAGACGCCCGAGCAGAGGGACGCACCATGCGAAGACCCGCTCACTGAGCGGGTCTTCCTCGTTTCGAGGGCCAGCCGCAAACAACCTGCGACGAGTTTGGCGGCACCCCGTCGTCTCAGGGTTCCCTCAGAGCTGCAGGGCCATGTACGACTCACATCGCCGGAGGCCTCGAGAGTTTCAGCCCTCCGGCCAGGCAAACAGATTCTCGGTGACGGTCCTGTAGTTCCCGTCCAGCTCGGGTCGCAGGGCGACCAATGCGGCCAGCCGACGAATCATCTCCGTCACATGGCGGACCTCGTCGGGTGTCAGCGAACGACCGAGAAGTGGTTTCTCCCTGTACGAGAGCCACTTCTTGATCACCTGGTATCCGCCGATGGTGAAGTCCCACCCCTCCTGAGGAACGTTCCGCCAGCACGACACATCGTTGAGGAATACGTCGAGGCCACCGTCGTCCCTCTGCACGAGCTTCCCCTTCCCCGGCATGGTCACGCCTCGTCTTCCCGCGTGCCCCCACCCCGCGGTCACGTCGAGATCGCCGACCTCCGGCCTCGCGGGCTTACCATCGACTCTCTCGAACAGCCCCACGCTCTTGAACTCCCCTCGGACCCGCCCTGATGTGACGCCCGGAACCGGCTTCTCGGTGTCGAGCAGAGCGGCCACCTGACGGCCGAGCGCTGCGGAGGCAGTCAGGAGGCTCTCCGCAGCCGGCATCGGGATCCTCGGCCAGTCCTGCCGAACGCCATCCTCATTCTCAGTGAGATAGGTAGGCGAGTAGCCGATCGCGAGGGCGTGGTACCAGATGACGTCGGCGGCGACCTCGCTGCCGTCGGGGTCAGGGAAGCCGAGGGCCGCCAGGTAGGCACGGGCAGCGGTCGAGAGATTCGCGACAGGATCCGCCGCAGTGTGCTCCAACCCCGGGATCAACGGACCGGCCGATGGCGAGGCTTCCTCCCGCCGCAACCTCATCGGTATGGCTACTGCATCGGGCGCCAGCAGGTGATCATCGCTAAGGCCTCTTGCGATGTAGAACGGCACCCCCTCGGGATCCTTTGCGCGCTTGAATCTCGATAGCAGGAACGCGTTGCCATCCCAACATTGCGCCCACAACGAGGGACGAGGCTCGTTCCAGATCGGGCGGACAGGCGTGAAGTAGCACCACTTGTGATCGAGAGGGCGCAGGCCGGTGTGACGGGTGTGGGCATCGCCTCAGTCGTCGTCCCCCTCGTGCTGGAGGACGAGGATGACCGTCCTCTCCGGCAACGGCCCCTCAACGACTTCACCAGTCTCTCGAGCGTGCTGGATCTGGTCTGCGGCACCACCGATCTCGTTCTCACCGCAGAGCAGTGTGGTGCCGCCGTGTGTGATGAAGTACCAACAGGGACCTGCCCACTTCGACATTCTCTCGAAGACGGTGGTCGCGAACAGCCTCTTGCCGCGTTCAACCCACTCAGGAGTCGGCGCTCCGCGATGCTCGTGGGGCACGTCTCGACCGAGGGGTACCCGCTCGAAGCCAGACCGCCCCTTCCACGATAGCCAGAGACAGCCCTCACCGACCCGAATCTCCTGGGACCAGTCCAGCATGTCCTCTGTGTCCAACTCGGGGAGCAGCTCAAACGCCCGCTCAACAGCTTGTGTCTCCTCCCCCAACGACTCAACCAGCTCCGCGTATGTCTGCCGGATGCGCTGGCGAAGGACTCCCTGTTGCGTCAGAAACTCCCTGCCTGCTTCCTCAGGGCTTCTCCCCGCAGTCAGAAGCCTTTGGAACATCGGGGCCTGACCGTACGTTTCCGCCCAGTCCGATTGCGTCGGAAGCGGTGGCGGGGGTCCGGGACGCAGGGGGCGAACCGCGATTCCGTTGACCCGAAGGGAGTCACCTGGTTCAAGGGTGAGAACGGCGTGCTGGATCCTCTCCCCGTAGACGTACAGCCGATTGTGAGGCGGCACGTCGAACTCACACGGAAGAGCGATGATCTCGCGCTCGGCAAGCTCCAAGCTCCTGGGGCCACCCGGAGCTTCGCCGTTCGCCTCTGCCTGTTGGGGCGCGATGGCGACCATGAGCAGCGCAACCACCAACAGCCAGGCCCTCATCGGACGCTGATCGCTCATAGCAGGCTCCTCTGCACCTGAGTTCGCGGTCGGCTACTCGGACTCGTGATCGGTCGACGAACGTGTCGGGCTGGCGGCGCGGGTGCGCTGGGCGAATCAGCGCCAGGTCCAGTCGACGTGACGCAGGCAGCCGTCGGCTGCGTGCGCCGGTTAGGCGCCCCCGTTTCCCTGCAAGACCACAGGTACACCAAGCAGCTTCCTGAAATCCGCTCGAAGTGCCTCAATGGTCGTCCTGATCTCGCCCTGTCGTAATGAATCCCAGGCAGCTTTCCAGTCCTCATACTTGCCTTCGAACTCACCCGGGTGCCACACATGAATCGAGTACTCCCAAGTGGGCCTGCGTATGTTCTCTATGCAGGTTTCCAGTTGGGAGTCGAGATCCTTGTCCAAGAGAATCCTCGTCTCGTCGAAGTAGTTGAACAATTCGTGCAGCTCACGCATCAGAGTCTGGTGCTTGTCGAGCTTGTCTGCGTCGCCCTCAAACCCAACTGGAGAAATGAAGGCCTCCGCAGCTCTCACGGTCCGGGCGAGCTTCGCGTGGAGTTCCAAGATCGCCTCGGCCCGCTTGGCGTAGAGGCTCCGGAACCGGACCTCATGTTCAAGAAGGCTGCGCTGCACCGCGGCTGCGAGTCTGGACTTGTACTCCTCCAAATCCCGCGAGATCAACAGAGCCATGAGCTTGCGGATCAGCCAAGCAGCGAGCGACAAGAACACCACGCCAAGGCCGAACTCCTTCGCTAGCTCACCCCACATGAGCGTCCTCCACAGGATGACAGCCAGAGGTGGCGCGGCAGTTGCGCATGCAACCGGCGTGACACCGACGTGCGTCGGCAGCGGCCGCTACTTAGGGGGCACCGACGCAACCCACGTCTGAACGACAAGGGCAAGCAGCAGTATCACAAGCCCCAATGATGTGTGTCTCGACGATCTGTACTGCCAGACCCACGTTTGCAGAACGTCTGTCCGCCCGAGTATGTGAAGCTGCCCATCATCGTGACTGCCAGGGCCCTGTTCCGTAACCACCCCGAAGTAGACATCTGCAGCCCTGTAGCCCTCGTCGAAGTCGCTGACCATGCCTCTCTCGACTGCGGCGACCACTGTCCAGTCTTCAGGACGCGGAGAAGAAACGAATCGCGAGATCACACTCTGGAGCTCCGCGAAGCCGGGTTCGTCCCTGCGGATGAACACAGGCGTGTCAACCCACTGGTCCGACGCGGGCACACGCGTTGCCTCAGCGAGGGCATTGAGCGCACCGTTGAGCTGAGCCCAAGGTGAGCGAGTGTCGCGTCGGGCGCGCTCGAAGGGTATGTCGTCACCAGCGATGACATAGCCTCCCGTGAATCCGACAATCAGACCAGCGACCGCAACGACTCTGGCCGCACGCGACCGGCGCGACTCCCGCCGACGCGGCGCCGTCACGGAGACATCACACGCGTGCTGATCCAGGTTTGAGCAATCCAAGTGGCTGTAGTACCTCCGTGGGTGCCCCAAACCCCTCGTGCGTCAGCCGCGGGGGGGGCGGCGGCGCGGGGTGTGCCGCGACCGAAGGCTGCCCCGTTGCAGACCCTGTGACACCCGAAGGCCGCCGGCTGCATGCGCTAGTTAGACGCGCCGCCTCATCAACTCCCGCCACGCATCTCGTGATGGTCTGGAACATAAAGGAGGCCCGTTCTGAGTTGCCTTGCCTTCTTGGCCTCTTCGATGGCGATCATCTCCACGAAGTACAAGAGAGCCGATCGAGCCAGTTGAAGCCCCTCTGAGAGCTCACGTTGGAAGTCGCGAAGCATGCAGTGATCGACGTACGTAGATCTCCTGAAGTCGCCCATTAATGGGTCGTGCAGTACAGCAAAGCGATGAGTCGCCGTGTTGCGCCACGCTGACTTCGGCTTGAGGTAACCGTATTTGCCGAGGTCCGAGCTGACCTCCGCCAACGCAATCACTGCGTAGTTGCCGCTACGGATCACGGCGTCTATCGGCGGCTGCCACGCAGGTACTTCGTGGGGTTCACGCTTCTGAAACCACCTGGTCCTGAAGTAGATTTTCTGGGATCTGCCGGGGATGCCTAAGTAATCGCTGACAGCAACGGCCATCTTGTCTAGAAGATCCATGCAGACTCTGAGCGCGCCCGTGAGCAGAGAGACTGAGACGCCATACCTCGCGTAGTCCAGCGTATCATGATAGACGCCGCTCTCCTGGACAGCGTGGGTCTCCGCTGCGAAGGCGAGATAGCGGGCGAGCAAGAAGTCCGATTTGAGCGTATTGAACATGGCGAACATGGGCGGGACTCGCCCGTTCTCCCCGATCGGCTCGATGATGTGCCGAATCCTGAGGCGATCCCAGAGACGCGCATCCGCGTCCAAGCCCTCTATGGTTGGTGATAGCACGAGTCGACGATCAAGCACGAACCGCTGGTAGTCCGTCAGCTTGTCGGGATCAATCTCCACGCCGGCAGAAGGTTGCGGAAGCGACAAGGACTCCAAGTACTTGACAGCAGCAGGACCTGCTAGGTCTTCCAGCTTGCGTGAGTGCTCTCTAGCGAGAGCGAGGTTCCTCGCCGCCGCCGAGAGAAGAACGTCGCGCGAGCCCACACCTCGTTCCAGACATCGGATCAGGACACGCACAGCGCCTGTTGAAGCGACACCATTCGTTGGGTCGTTTGCGAGTGCGGCCTGATAGCAGTCGTAGGCTTCAACCCATCTGTGAGACCTCCAGAGCGCGTTGCCCAACCCACAGCAGGCTCGAGCAGTGAGACCGGAATCCAGGTTGCTCAGAATGGCGTCCTTGTAGAGGCGTCTCGCCCGGAAGCGGCTTGGTCCTGTGCTGAGGTACCAGTCCGGAGCTGGGGTCTCATCGAGATTAGCCAAACCGCTAAGCCCGTTCGCCAAGGAGCAAGCCAGATTAGGGCGACGGGCCTCGTCGTCTTCGAGGCGTTCGAGGATGTCGACGCCCTCAGCGATGATGTCTGGAGAGCCGGCCTCAATGCCGGCATCTACGAGCACGCCTCCCCTGAAGCCTTGTGTGAAGAACTCACCGAGTACAGGATCCTCCGCCAGGCACCGCACAGCGTCTGCAGCGGCCAACGGGTCGGAATTCATCAGACCGTAGTAGCGCTGAGTCAGCTCTTCGAGCCTTGCTGCGATTGCCTGATCGTAGCGCAACGTCCCATCCTTCTTGAGCGACGCGTCTAACGAGACGCGTTTCAGCTGCGGGCGCAGTGTGGCGCGGGGTGTGCCGCGCGAGCAAAGCGAGCGCCCCCTTGCAGACGCAGTGACGCACGCGGCCTGCGGCTGCAAACGCCTGTCAGACAGCGCCACCTCAACCATCGCCAGCAGCACCATGCCACCAAGGCGGCGGTCCCGCGATCTCAGCTTCGTGTTGTCGGGTTGACACCAGGATTCCGCCTGGAATCGGGTGAACCAGGCGGATGGGGTGCCGTGTGGCAACCTCACCGACAAGGCTGCCGTCAGCTGAGAACCAACGGAAGGACTTCTCGGACATCAGCCCGAATCCCGTCTGACCGAGAACGAGATCACCCTCGCCAAGAATGTCGACTATCGTCTCGAGGCTGTCGCCGCGAATCACGTAGAGACGGGTGCGAGTCTGGATGAAGAGTCGGTCCCCTGTGTCGACAATCCGCTCCGGGGAGTTGCCGACATCGTAGACTCTCTGAGGTTGCCCGTCGGACGACAGCTGGACGACCTTGCCCTTCTCGCTTCCGACGTACACCGTGCCCCCGCTGGCGGCGAAGCTCGAGGCGTGCAGCCAATCCCCCATGCGGTCTGTGATGATGCTGGCCGTCATTGTCAGCTCAACTCCTCCAGCCGTGATCGTGCTGGAGTGCTGCTTCTGCCTATAGCTCACGCCGGTTGAAGGACCGAACTCAAGGTCCGCGGGATTGGTGCCCGTCAGTACCTCGTACGCGTGATTCAGCTCCACCATGCGATCATGGCTTGCTGAGCTGCTTCTGTTGACGTCGGGGTGCCACTTCAGCGCTAGCTCCTTGTACCGCTGCTTGACCTCGTCTGGCGAACACGGGAGTGAGAGGGACATCAGACGCAGGGCCTCTCCTACTTCCGCGCTGGTCCCAGTAACCTCCGATGTGTCGACGAAAGGTTCCCACCCGTCAGGTAGCGGCATCTTGATGCTCCACAGAATCCGGCCAGCGCTGTCTAGGCACCAAGCTTCGTCGTCGACTGTGTACAACAAGCGCTCGCCATCGTGCGAGACATCGACGGAGTCAATGTGTATCCTGTAGCTCGAATGGTCCCACCAGTCACGCGCCAGGCGCCGCACCTCCGGCCTCTTCCCGAGCTCGAGACGGGATGTCTCAAGAAGCTCGGCGTCGAGCGCCACGAAGAGCCCGTCAGAAGACATGTACGCGAACCTGTCGGACGTAGGATTGGATGACCGAACATCGATGTCGTGGTCTAGGGCCCTCTCGTGGGCGACTCTGCCCCCGGCGTCCCGCTTCTGCAGCACGGCTTCCGCACCCGGGAAGCGCTTGCTCCTGCCCCGGCAGTCCTCAAGGACACAACCATCGCGCGTGATGTGGAAGAGGTCAAATGCAGGATCGGGTCGTTCGTCCATGGGTAGCTTGCGCTCTGAGGCAACTGCCCACCCACTCCCGGGTGACACAGTGAACAGGGGTTCCCGCTGCTCTGGCAGCAGCTCAACCTGCGAGTACGGGCACTTCTTGCCAAGCTTCTCGCACTCGCGTATGAGCTTGTTCAGCTTGCGGCGATCTCTGTTCGTGACAGCACTCGGCAGCTCCTCGAAGAGCTCGGCGCACCACTTGGCAGCGATGTGCGGCTTTCCCTCCGCTTCCCGCTTCCGCACGATGTTCCGGTAGGCCCGCGCGCACACCCTCCCGAGGTGTCCAACTCTGGCTTCCGGAGGGAACTCGCGCATGAGGAGCAAGACCTTGTTGTACTGCTTCGCGCCATACGTGTACAGCACCGGCGCGGTCTCTGGGTCTCCGAGGAGCTCGAGCTCGCCGTAGTCTGGCTCCCGGACCTCCCACACATCTGGCGACCTCGGCAGAGGCACATAGCTGATCGACTCAAGAGATATCTCCCGAGGATCTGGCGTCGAGTCCGGCCGGCCGCTGGTGGACACGAGGTCCAGCTTGGACTCACCAGAGTTCTTCTGTGTCCGTCGACGGCCAGAGATGCGGGAGAAGAAACCCATGACGTCACTCATTCCTGTGGCGCTGTCCAACGAATCGCGCGTCAGCCGCGGCTGGGTGGGGGCGGGGCTGGTGCCACTCTCGCAGCCGCCGTTACACCGCCCGCCGTCGGCTGCATGTGCTAGTTAGACGCCCGCGGTTACCAAGTGAGCACTGACCTCTACGTCAGCCCATCGAGAGTAGTCAGAGGATCAGGAAGCCACAGTCCACTCTCATTGGGACGGTAATCCATCAGCCAACGAAGGAGATCGCTCTTGTCCCTGAGTTCAACTCCCATGAGCGACAGCTGGGTCGGCGTGTAGCGTCGCCCGGCACTGAACCCTGCAAGAGACACGATGAGTGCAGCATGCCAGCCGATACGCGGACGTTCAGCCATCATGGCACCGTACACCTTCTCAATGACTTCCACTCCCACCGTGGAGTGGGTGCGCTTGACCTCCACGAAGACCCGAAGTGTGGTGCCGAGCTCATCACTGAAGCAACTAGCGAAGACGTCAGCTGCCGTATCGGTCGATCTTCCTACCAAACGGACGTCGTCGAACCCCTTTGCTGCGAAGAACTCGGCAACGAGGTGCTCGAAGACATCCCAAGGGATGTCAAGTAGCTGCGAATGGTCCTTCTTGAGGTGGCGAATGAGGTCAGGCGTTAGTCGCGAGACCTCTGCAATCACTCTGGAGGTAGCCTTGGGCCGCGCTTCCGGTGTCTGGCGTGCGGCGAAGCGCTCAATCCACCTTGCGTCGAAGGTGGTCTTCGCGTTGCGGAGCGCGAGCGTCTCGGCACGTTTGACTGCGGCAGGGGTACGCCCCAGAAACTCCGCCACGACTTCATGGGACATCGGGGGATTGCCTGAGAAAACCCCGTATCGCATGCGAAGCACCTCTGCCTGAAAGGGAGTGAGCTGCGAGAAGACATGCTTGAGTGCCTGTTGCAGATCGCGCTCAAGCCTCCGCCTCTCGCGAGCTTCCTCGTCAATGACCTCGATGCCAGACTCATGAAGGGCAGTGTACACGTCGTCCAGCACTTCCGGCGTGAAGAGAGAGTTGGGGATGCCCTTGCTGACATGCTTGTAGCTGAGGCTGCGCTGTTTGGTGCCTTCTCGCACCAAGCGGCGTATGACATCTTCCTTTGAACGCAAGACCGGCTCCTTCGCCTCCTCTACGCTCAGCGGCGGGCATCTACCGAACGAATCGCGCGTCAGCCGCGGCAGGCGCTCATCCTCGCAGCCGCCGTGGCACCACCCGCCGTCGGCTGCATGCGCTAGTCAGGCCGCCCCCGTCAACATCAGTGGCCCCATGACTCTGGCATCTTCGCCACGCCTGGACACCGGGACCAGTCAAGCGCACCGTCTGGCCCCTTAGTGACACATCCGCAGTTCGAGGACTCCTTGCACTCGAAGTGCAGGAGCTTCCCTCCGTGGTCGTCCTCGGCGTAGAGGCCGGTAAGATGGGCGGTGCGGCTGAGAACGCGGCATCTGAAGTCCACTCTGCGGTGGCGTCTCTTTGCCGAAATGAGTTCAATCCCTTCTTCGGTCCGTGAGTCTCTGCACAGAACCTGGTCGGCCTAACGAATCGCGCGTCAGCCGCGGGCGCCAAGGCTGGCGCGGCAGGTGCCCTTCCTCGCAGCCGCCGTGACACCGCCCGCCGTCGACTGCATGCGCTAGTTAGGCGGCTATCGAGTGGGCTACCGGAAGTCAGCCTTCACGCGACCCCAGGTGGCGGATTGTGTTGCCGATGGAGAGTCGGGCCACTGACCGGCTGTCGACCAGTGACCTCCGTCACCCACAAGGGCGACCCAAGCTGCACCGTCGTATGTGACGAAGCCACGGGCCGACCAGAGCTTCACGTCTGAGACAGGCACAGGGAGCGTATCGAACCCGGTCCGCTCCCACATACTATGGGCCAACCTCCACGTGACGCCGTTCTCATCGAGCACGAAGACGTCATCGTTGAGGGTAGACATAGCAACGGCACCCGTTAGCGTATGGTCAATGTAGCCGGCCCCCGTCGGAGTCGCCACGAGGTGGTAGCCGAGGGCAAGACACAGCAGTGCAGCAGCAGCGTACAGGAACCTTCTCATCTGTACCCCTCCTTGGAATGCGCCATCGGTCGGCGTCCAACGCCTGCGCGTCAGCCGCGCCAGGCGAATGGCACGAGCGGTGGCTACGTTTCGCCCTAATCACCCGACTCCCGGTCGGCTGGTCCAACTCCGCGGATCGTGAACCCCGGTTTGTCTTCCCACATGCCTGGCCGTACATCGAAGTCCGCCGCGCTCTTCGCGTAGAGGAACCGGTTTGCGGAGTTGGCCAGGTATCCGTGGTAGTGCAGAAGATTGTCCTCCGTAAGCCGCAGCACCTCTCCGTCGTACACGTCATACATGTCCGGCTCTGCGATCGATAGAAGCGCCGTCGGCGATATCGCCAGTTCGAAGACGACGCCCGGTGAACAGAAGCCGAGGTTTCCGAAGGGTCTCGGCTTGCGCTCGTTGTACTTGAACACCGGCGTGTCTGACGTACAACAGCGCTTGCCCTTGGGCGCGAGCGCGACACGCCATGCTCTGTCGAGCAGCAGCGGATACAAGCGCGCTATCTCCTCGATAAGGCCGATTTGCAGTGCGGCGGCGTGCTCAGGCGTTCTTGACTCCAGCCCCTTTTCGAGTTCGGGCGCAACGGGTCCGAACTTCCGCACATGTTCGATGATCATTTTGGGTTGCGCCTCTAACGACCTCCTGAGAGCGGGCCCCCTGACCGACTGGACGGTGATGAATAGCGCGATTGCGTCTCGTTCTCGCCTAGATAGCTCCAGCACTGACAGCGACCCCCGGAGTGTCTCGAATGCGCGTGCGGCCAAGGACTCGAGGCGCTGAAGAGCCGGGTCGATCGTGATGGAGACCTTGTCGCTGATGGCAACTTCGTAGTAGTGGTTCTCACATGCGACGTTGTTCAGACCCGTGCTGAAGATCTTGCTTTCACGCAGATCGTCAACCGCGACTACCTTCTTCTGCTTCCTCTTGCGGGTTCTCACAGAGCAGAACGCGTCCAGATAGAACTGCGGTACGTAATGCTGAGTCTTCGGACGTGACAATCACATCTCCTGTCTACTCTGTGTTGGCGCAACCTAACGAATCGCGCGTCAGCCGCGGGCGCCAGACTGGCGCGGCGGGTGCTGCGGCGAAGCCGCGGCAGCAGTCCGCCGTGGCAGACAAGCCCGACGGCTGCAAACGCCAGGTAGGTGCGATGCGCAGCAGCGAAGTCAGGACACCGATTCACGTGCTCACCCAACAGCGCTCATCAGTTGCGTGTGTCCCGAGGTGAACCGCGACGGACTATCGCCCCAGAACTGTCTTCAACAGCGTGCATGGCCCACTCACCTGCCTCTGTCAGCGTGAAACGCCTTGGAAGCGGAAGAGCGATGCTGTCAGGCCAATCTCGCCCAGACATCTTGTCTCTGAGGACGCAATCGCTGTCAATGAGGTATGCACGAGTGTCGACAAGATTGATTTCCGCCACTGCTCTCCCTGTGCCGCGCACTTTGTTGGCGGCGACGTACATGATTTCTCCGCTCCTCTTCGCGCCGGGTGCTGGCGGAAACACGACATACCAGAGCAGCTTCGCTTGCTCCTTGTCTGAGAGGAAATCAGATGGAGCCTGCGTGTCGCCAGTCAGCGAGTCAGGTTTGAGAGCGAACACGACAGGCGCAAATCCCTTCAGCTTGAGCGTATCTGCCAGCAGGTTGTTCTTGGCCCAGACAACAAGCTCATCCGTGCCATCCCCATCGAGGTCGATCTGCATCACACCCTCGATCCTGCCGCAGTGCCACAGACTGCCTTCAACAGAGGGCTTCAGAGGATCAAGCTTGATCAAGCGGCTCAGCGCCCAACGAGGATCCCTCGCCGTGACGAAGACCGGAGCGCGCGGGCGCGGCCATTCTCTCATGACGTGAATCGCGTCGATTTGGAAGCAATCGGAGCACGAAATCCCGGTGTCCCACAGTCTCTGGGCCGGACCCTCCTTGAAGCAGTCGATGGAATCACCCTTGCGTTCGCCACGCCAGTCGTACACAGTGACTATCCCAGGAGCGTCAGATGCCTCACCCGTTCCGATGATGACCCTTTGCTCCCTCCTAGGACCGTCAGTCCAAGTGGCCACCTCCAGATCAGAGACCCCAGGGCAAGGGATGTCGGTAATCCGGATGCCCCAGCTGTCGTACAGCTCGACGACTGGAGGCTCCCATCGCGCTACGGCCAGCACCGGGGGGACCAAGCCGACGAAGATGCGCCGGGCCCATCGAACCGAGTATTCCCCAAGCACGGCCGTTACCATGAGACTGATAATGGCACCACCTAGACCGCCAAGTACGTAGCCCACAACGGGCTTGCGCAGTCTGTTGCCGACGGTGACTCCGCTCTGGAACTTGCGCATGGCGTACCTCCCTCACTCAGATGGCATCGCACCTAACGACTCGCGCGTCAGCTGCGGGCGATGGGTGGCGCGGGGTGTGCTGGCCGGAGCGAAGCGACGGCCCCCCTTGCAGACCACGTGACATCCCACGACCGTCGGCTGCACGCGCTAGTTAGATGGCTGATCGATTCCCAAGCTAGCGCACAACCAGGAGTTTCTCCGCTGCTTCTCCCTTGTCTGTGTGAACGCGACAGAAGTACACGCCGCTGCCGACAGAGAAGCCTATATCATCGCGTCCATCCCAGACTGCGATGTGTTGCCCCGCTCTCATCGGTGCTTCGCGGCGAAGAGCTCGGACACGTCGGCCTGTCAGTGTGTAGATTCCGATTGAAGCAGCTGAGCATTCCGGCAGGTAGTAGTGGATCACCGCAACTCCGCTTGACGGATTCGGCGCTATCGAGAGCATCTGTAGTCCCCCGGGCAACAGCCCCGGTACGCCGACCCAGCTTGTGATTGTGACTGTATCAGCTGCCATCGCTTCGCTTTCACTGCAGACACTGTTGAAGGCAGTGATCTCGATCACGTGAGTCCCGGATGGTAGGGAGTCAGTCGTCAGGACGAAGTATTCGAGCGAATCATCGAAGGCACCATCGAGCGGAATTGCTGACGACCAGGCCCCCTCATCAACACGGTACTGCACGGAACTGATGGTGTTGACAGTCATGTCGACCCGTGGATTCCAACTCGCCGGGTTCTGATTGTGTGCCGGCAGGTCCCAAGCCACGCCCGAGTAGGCCAGATGACTCTCATGTGTCGGATCAGGGCTGTAAGCATCAATAAACACTGCGGGGGTAGTGTCAATCACATCAGGAAGACCGTCCTCGTCACCATCCCACCAACCCAGTTGCCCTGCACCATACGGGTCAAGCGCACCATCCGCATATGGTGTGATGCCTCCGCGCATGATAGACGGTTCATTGATGAGACAGCCACCCTGCCCACCTCCCAAGACATCAGCGTTTTGGTTCTCCGTGTCCAGGTACCCGCCCCCTTCATCGCAATCACCACAACCTTGGTACTGGTCCAGCGCCCATAGAATGTGACCGGTCTCGTGAGCAGCGACGGCATCCATTTTGGCGATCCCGTAGTACTGGTTGTCATAGGTCATCACGAAGAACGGACCACCTAACCACGCAGCAGCGAACATGCCGTCCGGGAACATGCCATTAGCGTCTGCAAGAGAGTTGGCCACGAACGCCCCGAATGCCCAATCGCATTCGTACGCGGTCCGCATGTCGAGCAAGTAGTCATAGCAGATCTGAAGACACTCTCCGCTGTATCCCAACTCCTGGAGCACGTCTTCGATCCAGATGAAGTGATCACCGAACCCCTCACAGTGCGTCCCCGAGAAGTCCGTCCCTATAAGCTCGTATGAAGTCGGTACGACTCTTGGGGCACCTTGGTCATACACAAAGGTCAGGGAAGCTCCACTCCTGCCGCCCTGTCAACCCACCAATCCATGGCTCCTACGACTTCGGAGAAGACCTCCGAAACCTGCTGTGTTGTCCATGGGGCCTCAGTGCAGCTCTCTCCCATGCATTCCGGGAGGATCAGACCTACTACGATGGTCCCCGCCATGTACTCCGAGGTTGCGTAATAGGTGTCAGAGACACCCCGTGATGGGGTGCGCTCTAGAACATCGTTGGGTATGGGCACCGCGCGCGCGCTCCGAGTAGGGCCTTCTCTCGCCGGTTCCTGGGATCCGAGCCATGCGCGTGCCGCCAGCCACGCCTCTCTGCCGTAGCTTTCAAGAACATCCTCTGGAGCGAATTCGCCGAAGTAGACCTGCTTCACAGCACAATGAGTTCGGAGGGATTCGTCCACACCTTCGGCGATGAGCGCGACATTGGGGAAGATGTGACGCACATGTCCGCCGGACGCCTCGATCGATGAGACAGCGTGCCGAACATCACTGAAACCTGAAGCGTCGAGAAGCACGAAGGCCGAGTGCTGGCTCGCAGGAGCTGCCGGAGACGCAATCATCAGACATAACAGCAGCGCAGTCGCGAACCCAATGGACGTCCTGATCATGACTCGTTTCCTTCCAAGAGGAGAGCATCGACCCTCCCAGGCGAACAGTCATCTAACGAGTCGCGCGTCAGCCGCGCTAGGCGAATGGTACGAGCGCTGCGGCGAAGCCGGTGCAGCACGCGCGACACCGCCGGGAGATCAGTGATGGGCACTCACATGCCAATAGCCTACTGCCAACGGGATGTCTCAGTCAACCCCACCATTGCTGCCAACCACACCCGACACCTGTGAGAAGCAGGATCCCGCGCACGAGAGCCCCCACACTCCGCTCTGGCCTGCAGGGCGCGATTCCGATCCAGCCAGGAGTAGCTTCTTCAGTGCGTGTCCCCATCCGAGGCTCTCAGCCCCCCTTTGTCCTTAGGAAGCGGTATGTCCTCGACCCGAACAGGCTGCGGAACGCCAGCGCGTAGGTACTTCCGGCGCAACCAGAGCGGGTGCCGGCGACCCCGACTTTCAGTACGTGCGAGGCGCCTGAAACAACTTGCCAGTTGCCACTTGCCAGTTGCCACTCGCGGGGAAGCAGTGGCGCGGGAGGATGCAGATGACACGGAAGACTGAAGCGCCCGCGGATGCCGAAAAGGCCCAAGTCAAGGGCCCGAAAGGCCGCAAGGCCACCACGAAGAAGGCGGCAGCACCGTCCGGGCGTCGGCCCACGAAGAAGCGAAAGGTGGCAACCGGGAAGGGTGGCAACTTGCCACCCTCAGGGCCTGCCACGGCAGATGTGCCGGAGGCCTTCGCCGTGACGCTGCCGGGCAAGCTCGAGCACTGGCCGATCGACCGGCTCCGCCCCTACGAGCGGAACCCCCGGACCCACAGCGCCGAGCAGGTCACGAAGATGGCGGCGAGCCTGCTCGAGTTCGGCTGGACCAACCCGATCCTCGTGGACGGGGACTCAGGGATCATTGCGGGGCACGGCCGGCTCCTTGCCGCCCGCGAGCTTGGCATGACCACCGTCCCGGTGATCGAGCTCGCGCACCTCACCGAGGCCCAGAAGCGCGCGTACATCATCGCGGACAACCGGCTCGCACTCGACGCCGGCTGGGACGAGGACCTGCTCGCGGAGGAGCTCAAGGCGCTTGAGGGCTTGGACTTCAACCTGGTGCTCACCGGGTTCGACCTGGACGAACTGCACGCGCTCCTGGAGGACGAGACGGCTGAAGAGGTTCCGGCACCGGAGCCGCCTGAGGATCCCGTCTCCCGCTTGGGTGATCTCTGGATCATGGGTGAACACCGCCTGCTCTGCGGCGACTCGTCCGATCCGGGAGCCGTGGATCGGCTGCTCGACAGCGCTCCGATCCACCTCGTGAACACCGATCCGCCCTACAACGTGAAAGTCGAGCCCCGCTCGAACAACGCGATCGCCGCCGGACTCTCGAGCTTCCCAGCCGCCAGGAACGCGGTGGAGGCCTCCGACGCCCAGGGCATGCACCACCAGGGTTTCGACCTGGCACGCCACAAGACGAAGTCGAGGCCCACCGGAAGGATGCGTCCCAAGGACAGACCGCTGGCCAACGACTTCATCTCCGACGAGGCGTTCGACGAGCTGCTCCTGGCGTGGTTCGGGAACATCGCGCGCGTGCTTCTCCCCGGCCGCTCGTTCTACATCTGGGGCGGTTACGCAAACCTCGCCAACTACCCGCCGGCGCTCAAGGCCGTCGGGCTCTACTTCAGCCAGTCGGTCATCTGGGACAAGCAGCACCCGGTCCTGACGCGCAAGGACTTCATGGGCGCGCACGAGCAGGCGTTCTACGGGTGGAAGGAAGGCGCGGCTCACCAGTTCTTCGGGCCGAAGAACGTGCCGGACCTGTGGGCGGTCAAGAAGGTCAACCCGCAGAGCATGGTCCACCTCACTGAGAAGCCGGTCGAGCTCGCGGTGCGAGCGATCCACTACTCCTCAAGGCCAGGCGAGCACGTGCTCGACCTCTTCGGCGGAAGCGGCAGCACGCTGATCGGCGCCGAGGAGACCGGGCGGCGGTGCTTCATGATGGAGCTCGACCCGGCGTACACCGATGTGATCGTGCTCCGCTGGCAGGAAGCGACGGGCGAGAGCGCGATCCTCGAGGGCGACGGGCGCCGCTTCGACGAGGTCTCGGCCGACCGCAGGCCTGAACGGGGCGTGTAGGCCTTGGCCCGGCGGAAGAAGAAGGGGCTCATCTCCCAGCGCGAGTACGCCCGCAGGCGCGGCGTCTCCCACTCCGCGGTCCAGTACGCGGTCAGCTCGGGCCGCATCACGACCGTGGACGGGAAGATCGATCCCGAGCAAGCCGACAGCGAGTGGCGTGAGAACACCGACCAGAGCAAGCCCCGGAACAGGATCACGGGCGACCCGAAGCAGACGCGCGATCAGGGCGAGCCCTCGCAGCCGATGGGCTCCGGTGGTGGCAACGGCAGCGCGACCGGTTACGCCAAGGCGCGGGCGGCCAGGGAACTCTACCAGGCGCAACTCGCCAAGCTCGAGCTTGACCGCAGGCGTGGAGAACTCGTCCGTGCCGACGAGGTTCGGATCACCGCGTTCAACATGGCCAGGAAAGCGCGGGACCAGCTGATCGCCCTCCCCGAGCGAGTCGCCCCGATGCTCGCGGCCACGGAGGACGCCGCCGAAGTCCAGCGCATCCTCGAGGAAGAGATCGAGCGGATCTGCCAGGAGATCGCGGAAGGCGAACGATAGAAGACTCTGTCCAGGAGGGATCATGATGACCGTGGATCGTCTCCGCCAGCTGCTTGCTGAACTCCCCGGGCAAGCGACCATTGAAACCCAGAACGTCGATATGCGCGGGTTCCTGATCGAAGATCGCGCAACCGGAGGTATCTGGCACATCCGTCTCCCGTGGGACATCCAGAGAATGCCCATACAGGAACTCGTCGTCGTCCGTGAGCCACAGGAGTGACCACGCAGCAGCAGAACGGCCGTGAGGTCTACGAGTCCGCCTACCGAGACGGTTGGCGCCCCGAACCCCGCATCTCAGTCAGCGCGTGGGCGGACGAGCACCGCGTGCTCGGGAACCGCGCCGGGCGCGCCGCGATCCACTGGCATACATCCACCACACCCTATCTGCAGGAGATCATGGACGCGCTGGGGCCGCGTTCCCCCGCGCGGCGTGTCGTCGTGATGTCCGGAAGCCAGCTGGGGAAGACCGAGACCGGCCTCAACTGGCTCGGCTTCATCATGCACAACACACCGGGCCCGACCTTGCTCGTTCGTCCCACGGTGGAGGAGGCGCGGCGGTTCAGCAGGCAGCGGCTCGATCCGATGATCGCGACGACCCCCGTGCTCCGCGACCTCGTCAAGGAGGCCCGGTCGCGCGACGGCGGGAACAGCCTGCTGATCAAGGAGTTCCCAGGCGGCGTGCTCTTCCTCACCGGTTCGAACTCCGCGACCGGCGTGAAGTCGATGCCGATCCGCTGGCTCTTCTGCGACGAGATCGACGAGTACCCGGGCGACGTGGACGGCCAGGGTGATCCCATCGCGCTCGCGGAGAAGCGGACCACAGGGCCGATGTACCCGAGGCGGAAGGTCCTACTCGTCTCCACGCCAACGGTCAAGGGGCTCTCCCGCATCGAGCGCGAGTTTCTCGCCTCCGACCAACGCCACTACTTCGTCCCCTGCCCCCACTGCGGCAACTACGACTGGATCCGGTGGGAGAACATCCGCTGGGAGGAGGGCGATCCCGGCAGCGCGGCCCTTGCCTGCGTGGAATGCGGCGCCCTCATCGAGGAGCGGTTCAAGACGGAGATGCTGGCCGGCGGCGAGTGGCGCCCGACCGCCGAGAGCGTTGGCGAGACAATCGGGTTCCACCTCTCGAGTCTCTACTCCCCGCTCGGCTGGCTGCCGTGGTCGGCGGCCGTCTCCGAGTTCCTCGAGGCGAAGGAGAACCCCATGCGCCTCAAGAACTGGATCAACAGCGTCCTCGGCGAGACCTGGGAGGAGCGCGGCGAATCGGTGGAGCCCGAGAGCCTGCTCGCCCGGGCGGAGAGGTACCCGGCGGAGGTCCCCGCGGGCGTCGGAGTGCTCGTCGCCTCAGTGGACGTTCAGGGCGACCGCCTCGAGTGCGCGGTGAAAGGCTACGGCGCGGCCGAGGAGTCCTGGCTCATCGCGTTCTCGCAGTTCCACGGCGACCCAGGGCGGGAACAGATCTGGCTCGACCTCGACCGGTTCTTGAGACAGGAGTTTACGCACGAGAGCGGGCAGAGGGTCCCGATCACCTGCGTGGCCGTCGACAGCGGAGGGCACCACTCCGAGCAGGTCTATCGCTTCTGCAGGGCGCGAATCGACAGGCGCATCTTCGCCGTTCGAGGCGGCTCCGAGCGCGGCAAGCCCGTCGTCGGACGGCCCAGCAACAACAACAGATACCGCGCGAAGCTCTTCACGCTCTGTGTCGACACCGGCAAGGAGATCGTCTACTCGCGGCTGCGCATCGGGGCGCCGGGCCCCGGCTACTGCCACCTGCCTGAGTGGATCGACGAGGAGTACGTCGCCCAGCTGACTGCGGAGAAGGCGGTGCGGAAGTGGAAGAGGAACAAGGGGACGGTGCGTGAGTGGATCAAGACCCGCGAGCGGAACGAGGCGCTCGACCTTGAGGTCTACTGCCTCGCGGCGCTCTACATCCTCGGGCCGGCGTTCGTGCGGTCACTGCCAGAGCGCGCGGCCGCGCTGGCTAGGAAAGCGAAGGGTCGGGCACCGTCCGAGCGTGGGCCGGCCGGTCCTGTACCAAAAAGAACCGGCTGGATTGCTGGCTGGAGGGGATGATCGCCACCGACTCTAGAACCCATGCATTGCAATCAGGTGATGAACGCGGCAACCTCGATCCGACGCGGCCGGAAGGAGCTCCTGCCATGAGAGCACGCGGATCGTAGAAGACAGCTCGCTTAGCTTCTTGGCCCATCCGTACGTCGGGTTCCCGAAATAGGGATTCCTGTCATCGTACAGGAGAGTCCACGTAGCCGTCGGATTGAGGGCGCGGGTCTCAGCCACATTGTGCACCATCTGATACGCCGCCCAGATGGGGCAGGTGATCGGCGGTGCCGGAGGAGCTGCGTTCAGCCGGAAAAGCTCAACTGCAGCATCCCAGTAGCGATCAGCAGTAGCCCTGTTCGCCAACGGTTCGCCCATGGGACAGCCACGGTGAACTCCGTCTCGCGGGCGCCAGCTGCCGTCACACCGACCCTTGCCAGGATAGCTGCACTTGCCGAACCCCTCCTCCGTGAACTTGGCTTCCAGAGTCGCTACGACCTCATTGGTGCGACTCCGAAAGGTCACATCGAAGTTCGTGCGCCCGTGTACCTCCTCAAAGCCGAGGCTCACGTCGTGCATGCCAATGACGAGATGTAGGGAGTCCGCTGCGGCAAGAAGCCCCATTACCTCGACGACGAGGGCCTGCGATGACCTCGGGCTATAGCAGTCCGTGTGCCACGCGTCCCCTGGCACCTTGGCAGCTAATCCTCCCAGTCTCTCGTACATCAGCGCCGCCCTCTGCTTGTCGTCGATGCGTCTTGACCGAGGGCGTCCGTTCTCGTCCACATCGGGATGCCCCGCGGCAAGCCACAGCCCATAGAGACGATCCATGTAGCGCGAGTAGCTCGCGCCGCAGGCAGCCTCAAGCTCCGATGGGGTCAAGAAGTTCATCAGACCGCACCGGCAGTGGAAAGACGTGCAGCGGCACGCAACGTCGTCACATCATGCACCGAGGAACCCATTGAGCCGGTCCGCCACGAGCGCCCGACGGCGGGACAAAAACTCCTTGTAGGCGTCAACCGTGAGAGTCTCTGGATCGGTCGGTATGCACTGCGCCTCGAAGACGGACAGTCCCGACTTCTTGAGTATCTCCGGGAAGTACTCGCTAGGCGTCTTGTCACTAATCTGGCGATTTGTCTTCCCCGAGATGAAGCAGAGGTTCGCAATGTCATCTGCTTCGCGCCCAGTGTAGGTACCCTTGAGAACAGCCTTTGGGAAGATGTGATGGAACTGCAGCTTGTGTTGAGCACCGGAATGGTCAAGGGCAATCGCGACCTGTGATCGCCAGTCTTTGGCTCCCCCCTCGCGGAATGCCAGGAACATCGTCTTGAACAGCGCGCTGCGCTGGCTTCGCCCTTCAAGTTCCTCGGGAGCTACATCCAGACGACCAACCTGCTGCCGGAGTTGGTCGACAAGCTCCTGCGCTCCTCCGCCGTCCCGGAGAATCGCTAGATCCTGATCCAGAATCGTCTCGCTAGACCCGCGCGAGTAGCGGCCCTTGGCATTCGCCGTGAGTGTCCAGTGCCTCAGGAGATCGGACTCTTCCGGAGAGAGATCGTAGTCGTGCTTGTGCCCATGGAAGCCCAGTGCGATGACAATGAAGGGAGACGACATGAGGGCCGGGCTGTCGATCCCCACGTTGTTCTTCAGGAAGTTGATCGCGAACTCCATCCCACGGCAGCTCTCCTTCCAGCCACTCTTCAGCGCACCCAGCCTCAGCCCTCCAACGGTGCGGAATCTCGACTGACCCGTGGTGAACGCCACAAGGTTCTTCAGATGCAGGCCGAGATCCAGATCGAATCCATCCTCCTGACACTGGCTCTGGAAGGATTCAAACACCTTGAGCGAGTTGCGCCACTTGGCGGTGATCTGGGCCAGCGCCAGATCGGAGCTACGCAGCTTCGCGCCGAGCGAGTTCACGCGCACGAAGATCTCTGTGACTTCGTCATACGTGAGCCGTCTCTCAAGGACGTCCATTCGGTAGACGTACTTCCGAACCGCCCGCAGGCGCGCAAGCCTCTGACTATAGCGTTCGTAGTTCGGATCCTCGAACCCCGTGACACCTGCGCGCTTGAGAAACTCCTTGTCGCTGTCAGTCTTGAAGACCTCCGATACCTTCACCCACTGTGGCAGCCGTTCGAGCTTCCGGGTGGCGACCACGAAGGTCATCTTGTTGAATCGCCTCTGCAGTTCGTCTTCAGTGGAATCGACCTCGTCCTCAGTTCGGTCGACCTCCTCCTCATCGTCGTTCCCATCCTCATCGACCTCTGTAACCACGTCCAGTTGCTCGGGATGCTCGAGGTTGAACAGCAGCTCCACTGGCCGCTTGCGTCCACGCACCTTCACCGGCTTCCCGCGGATCACCGCCCAAAGCGAGGTGAGGCGTTGCTGTCCATCGAGCAGGAGTCTGGTGGTCTGGTAGGGATTCGACTCCTGGCTGACGGCCATGTCCTGCAACGGCACCTCTTCATCAGTCTCCCAGACGAGAATCGCGCCGGACGGGTAGCCACGGTAGAGCGAGTCGAAGAGGTCGCGAACGCGGGTTGACCGCCAGACGTAGCGGCGCTGCATTTCGGGTAGACGCAACTCACCACGCTCGATCATCCCGACGAGTTCTTCCACAGAAGCTTCGGCTTTTGCCATGGTCGGATCCCTCTCGCTATATCCACTGCGTGCAAGCCGCCCGATTGACCCGCCCTCGTCGAGAGGCAGCAGGATGGCTCTCGGTGAACCAGGCGGGGCTAGAAGCTAGCCGGCACGCGAGTCCGCAGGCATCACGACGCAGGCGAGGTGTCCCCATTCTTGGGCTGAAGGGACCCTTCTGCATACGGACACTCTGGACATTCGGTGACTGCTTCGAATGAGGACAATGCTGTACGGATTCTACTCCCTCGAGAGAGGACCTGCAACGCTCGCCGCCAACGGAGCGGCAGTTGACGCCTACTGTGTCCTGGCTAGCACGATGCCAGCCTGTGGTCCCGCCAGGACGCCAGCTGCATCAACTGAGTCTGAGATGGCCGACTGGCCGTCGGCATGCGGCGTGGGGCTCCGCCCCTCTGTCCGAAGACGCGCCACCCTGCGACCGATCTTGGCCACGCTAACCCCCTGCGAAATCTCTAGTTACAGCGTCGATTCCCCTTCCCATCCGGCACCCCAAGCTCGTCACTGTGACTGCGCCGGCATGGGGCCCGGCGGAGCGGAAAGGAGAGGCAGCATGAAGACCACAAAGGAGCTGTTCGACGAGAGCGTGGAACGCGGGGACACCCGGTTCGCGGAGAGGAAGGAGATCGAGGCTCGGAGCCTCAGTGTCCGGCTCGAGGCCCAGCAAGCAAGCGAGGATGCTGACCAGCACGCTCTGAGCGCGGTCACTTCTGAGGCCCTTTCAACCGCGGAGCGGGCGATCCACAGAGTCGATCAGGCGTTCGATGCGCTCGAGCACCTGAGGCTCGAGCTCATCCAGATTGCCATCGGGGAGCGATGGCACCAGGTCGAGCGCCCACCGCACATGTACGACCTCGCCCGCGAGCTGGGCGAGCTCACTGCTTTGCTCCAAGTCCGTGAGGTCCTCGCCCAAAGAAAGGAGACCCGATGATCCGGCAGGCCAGCTGGAACGACATCGACGCTCTCGAGGCGATAGACAAAAAGGTCGCGAAGATCCGCGAAGCTCTCAACGCGGTTGCGGATCTCGACGGGGTGAGCGACGCGCTCGCTCTGGCGGATCAGCTCGGCGAGGTTGTCGCGGACATCGCCGCGAACATCGAGCTGGAACTACACGAGCGCCGCGCTGAGAGAAAGGAGTAGACGATGCGCTACGGACTCGATGACAAGCTCTGGGTCGTGGTGGACCCCACGCCGCAGAGCACGCTCGGGGACATCCTCTTCCAGGCGTCGCTCAGAGACTTGAGCCTGCAGTTCAAGGGCGGGTTGAGCGTGGATGAGAACCCGACGCTCTTCACCGACGAGCAGGAAGCGATTGCCGAGGTCCACCGGAGGCTCGATTCGATGCGGAGCAGGCTCGACAAGCTGGCGGACGATCTTCCGGAGTCCTCCTCGGAGGCGACATCATGAAGGCCAACGCGACTGCACGCTTCGGCTTTGAGGCACACCAGGTCTTCTGGAACGAGCGTGGCAGCATCGTCTGCGCGTGCTGCCACATCCCCTACCCGGGATCAGACACGTGGGTCTGGGAGCGCTGGGAGGAGATCACACCGGAGATGATGGTCGAGATCGACCGCGAAGGCGGTCACGTGGCGTGCGAGGGCTGCGGCAAGGAGCCGCGCCGGATCGTGCGCTGAACCCAATGGGAAGGAGAAGCGAGATGGCCAAGTCCAAGAGCACGAAGAAGACGGCCAAGGCCCGGAAGCCCGCCGTCAAGAAGGCGGAGAAGAAGCCGCAGCGCGATGAACTCTGCGTGTTCGCGTTCCGCCTGACCCCAAAGGAGCGCGAAGACATCCACAACGCCGCCGGTCCTGGAAAGGCCTCGAAGTTCGTCAGGACGCTCGCGGTCGCAGCCGCCAGGAACGACGAGGCGGCGGTCAAGGCCATCATGGAAGGGGTGCAGACGAAGAAGTAGAAACTCGCACATGCTCAGCCCGAGGGCCTCTCGAAGCCGGGAGGTCTTCGGCGTTCATGGACGGCCCCCGCCAGCGACCTGCGATCGATTCTGTCAATTCTGTCCACGATCTCGAGCCTCCGACGAGGTTCACTTCCTACCTTTCGCTCTCCGTTGGCGCCACGCCTTCGCCCTGCACGCGTCGGAGCAATAGACCCGCTCGCATCTGGCCTTCGCGTGGCGCCCGCGCGGCAGCCTCGCACCGCAGACAGGACACGTCTTGAACGCACAAACGCGCGCCCGTTGAGCGTTCGCTGGCGTAGGTAGTGTCACCGTAAGGCCCACGGCGCGATCGTCGCATGGTGAGCGTTCGCACATCGTCACTCGTCTCCCAGCATCCGAGCGTCGAGCGGTCCGCATTGAAACCTTCCCCGTTTCACCCCACCCCTATACACACACATGCTAAAAGGGGGGTCTATACGAGCGTGCAGGGGGGTAGTGAAAGAGAGAAAGATAGAGAGAGTATGTAGTTCTAGGACCCTTTCGGCAGCTAATCCTTCACTATCTTTCACGGTTCTTCACCTTCCCCTCGAACGCCATCTGGCAAGAATCTTCCACACTTCACCAATCTCCCACGTGAGCTATTCCGCCTTCGCATCGCCACTCCCCACTTGCGTTTCGTGGTCGCCCGGGAGGTCGACCAGCCGATAGAACCGGCCCGACTTCGTGGCCGTCGCCTGCGTCCGGACGATGATGTCCCCCCGCTGCTCAAGGGTGTTCACGACATCCCCGAAGCTCTTCGTGTCCATCTTCATCCGCTTCAGAAGAACGCTGTGCGGGAGTTCCTTCCCAGGCGCCGCGCGGAGCTTCCGCAGGAACTTCAGGCACTCGGCGTGGAAGGGGTTGTCCGCCACGTGCGACTCGGCCATGAAGAGCATCCGTCTGGCCTGATGGATGACGAACCGGCCAGCCCATTCGGCGGCTGCCGTACCGATCTTCGGATCCAGGTAGCTCTCGCTTATGGCGTAGACCAGCGCCAGCTTGCGCGCGTGTTCGCTGGCACGTCCCCAAACTGCCGTCCCGACCGCATCGCAGGATCGCTCGGCCTTCGCATACTCGGCCTCCGCCTCCAGCCGGGTCTCGATGAGGGCGCTCCTAGCGCCGTCGGTGTGCGGCACGACGCGTGGTACGGGGTGCCAGTTCGAGAGGTTCCCTGTGCCGCACCGGAAGTCCGCCCACCATTTGGCGGTCTCGAGCACGCGTCCCGGAAGCGGCTGCACGCCAGGCTCCTGTCCCGGACCACGGTAGCCGCACTCGAGGACGATCATGCGGGCGAAGAACCCGTTGGTGAGCATTCGCTCCGAGAGCGCCTCGTAGTAGTGGTTTGGGATCGCAGTGCCGAGTACCACGAGACACGGCTGGTCGATCGCGCCGGGTGAGTCCTTGCCGGCCCTTCTCCGCATCGGGAAGACCGAGTTCGCTGACGAGTACATGGTCAACATCGTCCCCATGATGTTCTCGTGCCTGGCGTCCCGGGCCTTGTTGATCGACTGGAGCATCCCGTCGATCTCGTCGGTCTGGAACAGCATGCAGGGCTCTGCGAAGAGCGCGTCCTGGAGACCTTCGCCCGAGGCGAAGCGCCCGCCGACATGATCGGACAGCCCGACCGCGTGGAGGATCTCCGTGTTGAGCTTCCGTGGGTGCTCTTTCCCTGCGGATGAGTGGGCCAGGCCGAGCAGGTACACGTTCGTTCGGTTATCGCCCGGGTCGCGGACCTTGCGCCCGGCAAGCACGGCCTGAAGCGCGAGCGCGCCGGCGAACGCCATGACCGGGTTCGGGTACGGGGCCGTCTCCAAGCAGTGGTCCATGACCTCCGAGACGAAGCCGGGCACGCGGAAGAGCTCTTCCGGCATCGGGCCGGGATCCGATGCTGCAGGCATCGTGTCGTCGGGAGGCGCCACGTGCTCCATGTCCTGCGCCCAGTGGTTCTCGGCCACGGCCACCGCAACCTCGTCGGGCTGGTAGCGCGAGACGCTAGCGGCGATGCGCTCCACTTCGCCATCCGGCAGGGGCGGCCGGCATCGATCCTCGTTCGCCCGGACGAGCGCCGCCAGTATTTCTTCGCGGCTCATGCCCACCCGGCGCATGGTCCCGCCGAGTCGCGCAAGGGTGGCGTTCCGTTGGCCCGTTGGTATCACGTTGCCATCCGGCGCGAGATCGTCGCCCAGTGGCGCCCTGTGTGCGCCTGTGTGCGCCCCGTTCGCGCCAAGGGCGTCCAGCTCGGCCGTGAGCCACTCGGGCGGCTCCGGCAGCGCCGCGACCTCGTCGAGCGTCGAGACCTCACCCCACTGATACCCCTTCCCATCCACGACCGAGGGCGGGAGCAGGATGTAGCCCCCGTTCGCACGCGTGTCGACCTTCGGAGCGATTCTGCCCGCGGTGTTCCCCCACTCCCTGCCGGGCGGCTGGCGGAAGATGTAGTGGCGGCCGCCGCGCGGGGTGAGAGACATCGCGCCGCTCGCGAGATCCAGAACCTTCGCCGGGTCATCCGGCCATGTGTTGTCCGCGCCGTCCACGTCGATGACGAGCAGACCAGCCGTCGGCATGGCCACATTGGCGTCGGGGTGTTGCTCCCACCACGCCTCGATCTGAGCGCTATCGGTCGTCGCATTCTTGAAGCCGTGAGGAGTGAGCGGCGCCTTTCCTCCCGCTTCGCAGGGGAAGACCGGATGGCCCGACTGGGCGTAGCGCAGAGCGGCGTCAAGCAGCATGCTCAAAACGGCACTCCTCCGTCCCCCGCGTACGCGGGGCACTCATCACCAAACAGGTCGTCCCAGTCGTCGACGGCTTCCGTCCACGGAGGCCTTCCATCGAGCTCGTATCCGGTGATCGAGTCGTACTTCTCCCCCACAACGCTCCGCACCGTGATAGACCTCGTCTTACAGAGTGCTCCGGATTGCGCGAGCTCCACGGCTTCTTCCGCCGACTCGGGAATCGGCGCGTTGGAACGGCGGCGCCACCATGACTCCGCCTTGAGGCGCGGCCACCCCCTGTGCTCGAAGCAGATCCATTCAGACTGGTACTTGCGGAAGCCGATGCGGTACTCGACCCTGAGCGTCCTCGGCGCGTCTTCGGGAGCGCCACGCTTGTGGTGCACGTTGTAGTAGACTGCCTCCACAGGATACACCGTGGTTGAAGACTCGCCGGAGAGGATGCCCTCCGTCGAGGCCGTCGCGTCGTGCGTCTGGCGCTCCGGCGGCGGGAACTCGTATCCGCAGTCGGGACACACCGCGTACCCCGCCGCGATGATGCTCCGGCACTCGGGGCACTGCTTCGCCGGCGCCTCGCCGTTCCCGCGATGGTTCACGTTCTGAATGCGGATGGCGTCCACGGGCCCGTGCCGCAGGACGTTGCCACCGAAGTCGAGAACCAGGCAATTGTCCTTCTCGTCATGGAGCCTGAACCCGCGCCCGACCATCTGGTAATAGAGCCCGGGCGAGAGCGTCGGACGGACCATGGCGACGCAGTCGATGTTCGGCGCGTCGAAGCCCATCGTCAGCACGTTGACGTTCACCAGGTACTTGAGCGACCCGTCCTTGAAGCTCGCCAGCAACCGGTCGCGCTCTGCACTGGCGGTCTCGCCGAACACGGCCGCTACGTCCGCGCCCGAGATCTTGCTAAGCACCGCAGCCACGTGCTCCCCATGCCGCACCCCCGCCGTGAACACGAGTACGGACCGGCGATCCCTAGTCTGATCGACGATCTCCCGACAAGCGGACTCGACGAGCTCGTCCCGGTCCATGAGGTCCTCAGCCTCGCCGGCGATGAACTCACCCGCGCGGACGTGCAGGCCCGATGTGTCGATCGTCTCGCGGCTGCCCTTCGTGACGAGCGGGCAGAGGTAGCCCTGGACGATCAGCTCCTTGACGCCTATCTCGTAGCAGACGTGGTTCAACACGTTCTCCGGCTCGCAGATCATGCCGCTCTTAATGCGGAACGGCGTGGCCGTGAGTCCGATCACCCGCACGTTCGAATTGACGCTCCGCGCGTCCTCGAGGAACGAGCGGTACATCCCGTCGCCGTCCGGCGGGATCATGTGCGCCTCATCGATGATGATGAGGTCGAACGCGTCGAGCTCGCAGGCACGGCGGTAGACCGACTGGATGCCGGCGACGATGATCGGGTGCTCGGTATCGCGGGACTTCAGGCCGGCGGAGTAGACGCCGGTCCTCATCCACATGTCCGGCGCGACGACGTGGAGCTTCTCGACGGCCTGCTCGAGGAGCTCGCGGACGTGCGCCAGGATGAGGACGCGGCCGTCCCACTGGCCCACCGCGTCCTTGCAGACCGTGGCCATCACGTACGTCTTGCCTGATCCCGTTGGCAGCACCACGCACGGAGCGTCGTCCCGCTCGCGCAGGTGCCGGTAGACAGCCGCTACTGCTTCCTCCTGATACGGCCTGAGTTGGAGCATTCACATCCCCCCGATGCGGACGATCGTGCGGCCTCCCGGCACGGATCTCCGCTTCTCGATCCTGAGTTGCACGATCTGGCCGTCGTCATGGAATGCGCCTCCGTGTTGGAGCGCGTCCAGCAGAGCCTTCTGGACGTTGTCGATGTCCCTCCTACGGCGGTCGGGCGGATAGACCTCGATCTCCAGGCGGAGCGGCCCCGCGAGCGGCGTGACCTCAGCCGCCGCGAGGAGCGAGCAGACAGTCCGTCTGAACTTCCGCCCCTCGCGGCTGATGAGCGTCCTCCGCCCCACACGGCGGTAGTAGTGGTTCACCGAAGGCGGATATGGCAGCTCGAGCTCGGTCACCGGCGGGCCCACGGTGGCGTATCCGTCGCCTCCTGCTGGGGGACCCCGCTGACGGCGTCCTTCTTCGAGTAACCCCGGATCTCATTGACGATGTCTCCGGTGTCCTCGCGCCGTTTGCACTTCACGGACACGAGAAGCGGCAGGTTGTGGAGCTCGACCGAGTCTCTGGGCTGCATGATCCCGACGGCGCGGCAGATCGCAGAGAGCTGCCCACGGGCTATCTGGACGGCCAGGGGGTTCGGGTTCTCGAGGTTGAGCCTGGACCAGAGGAGGCGGTTTTTGTAGGGCCCCTCGACCAGCTGGAACTGAAGCTCGAGGTACCGTCCGTCTCCGCTCTTCGTCGACTTCATGTCGCTGTCAACGATGACGGCGAGGTACTTCCCGGCTGGGATCGGCTCGAAGTCCGCCGCGGGGTCCACGTTGTTCGCATTGAAGTTCCCAAGATCTGCCATGGCTACTTCGCTCCTTTGCTCTTGTCGTCCTGCGGTGCATCGTTGGCTCTACGGCTCAGGTGGCGGGCGTACGCGATCCAGTCCAGTGGCATCTCCTCCGGCAGGTTCAGCCGGTTCTTCGCAACGTGCGCGGGGCGCTCAACGGTGCGAAGAATGCGCTCGCCGGTGCCAATGCCGTGGGTCCGCTTGCGGTTGAAGCCCTCGTCGGTCTGCTTGGTGTAGACCTTGAAGTTGGCGAAGAGGACCTCGTCGCACCACTCCTGGACGATCTGCGACGCCAGGCGGTGGAGGCGTGGGACGTAGCGGTCGTACGACTCCGTCTCCGGGTTCTCGAACCGCTCGATCCGCGCGTGGGCGATCAGGACAACCATCATGCCCCTGTCGTTCCTGAGCGCCGTCAGACCATCGAGGAACTCGCGCCACTGGGAGAGGGCGAAGACGTAGCCCTTCGCGTACCCGATGTCCTCGATGCTCTCCACGTTGCGCTTGCGGCAGACCTCGGCCCAGATCAGCCGCTCGAGCCAGTCCAGTGAGTCCACCACGACTGTGCGGAATGCGTGCTTGTCGGTATAGAGCTCCGACAGGGCCTGCATGGCCTCATCGAACGTCGTGATGAGCGGGAACTTGTCGCACTCGATCTCGCCCAGCCCGTCCTCGGTCTGGATGAAGACGGGCTTCGGCGCGTGCGAGGCGAAGGTGCTCTTCCCGACGCCGTGCGTCCCGTAGAGCATGAGCCGCCTCGGAGCCGTGCTCCGCCCGGTCGTGATCTGCTCCAACAGCTTCTCCATCTCCTCACAACCTCCTCTCTTGCATCGTGATGGCGGCGTCGGACGTACCCGGCCGGCCGGCCGCCCGTGTCTAGATCCAGTCGAACTCCCGGATGGCCTCGTACCCCGTGGGCCAGTGGTCCCGTTCCCGGTACGTCTTGAGCCGTGAGATCGCCTCCTCGTTCTCGATCAGCCCGAACTCCAGCACGTTCTCCCCCATCAGCCACACGCCGCAGCGGTACGGCTCCCGCTTCTCCACGGCGATGACGTGAACCGGAAGGACGGTCCCGGCGACGCAGACCACGAGGGCCCGGTAGAACGCGAGCTGGTGCGCGTATCCGTACGAGCGCGCGTCGGTCTGGAACCAGTCGAGGTTGTCGCAGGTCTTGAACTCCACGATGCCCCGGTGAGGGTTGAGCCAATCGAGCCGGGCCTGGCATGGCACCCCGCAGTACTCCGTCCGGACGACGCCTTCCGGAACCCCTTCCGAGAGCAGCGCGGCCGCGTGCTCGTGCCCGCGCACTGAACCGCTCATGTTCTCGATGAGAACCGCCTGGGCGTCGTCGAGCACGGGCTTCCCCTGTGCCTCGGCCCACTCCTGGAACGCCTTGGTGCGGTTCCCGAAAGGCTCCCCTGTCTTCGGGTTGATCGGACCGCCGAACGCGTACTCGCGCTCGTAGGCCTCACGGCCCTCGAGGACAGCTGTGTGGGCCGCGCGCCCGATCAGGTAGGCGGGCCGGTCGTCATCCTGCACGAGGCCGAGCTGCTTCTTGTGGTAAAGGAGCGGGTTGCGCCGGAAGTCCGAGAGCTCGTGGCTCGTGAGGAACTCGCCTCGCTTTGCGTGGTAAGCCTCTGCCGGCTCGCGAACCAGGAAGCTCGTATCGATCTCAAGGGGCTCGTTCTCGGCCCGTCGCTTGCGGAACACTGCGGGAATGCTCATGTTCGGACCTCCTGGGATGCCGAAGCCGGCGGGGCGCCGGACGACCCGCCCCGCTTCTTCACGTAGGTCACGATGAGATCAGCAAGAGCAGCGACGAGCGCGTCCGTCTGCTTCTCGGACATCTCGCCGTAGTGGCGCTTGATCTGGATGGGCTTGCGTGATGCCATCGGCTAATCCCTCCTCAGCGAGAGGAGGAAGTCCTCGATGGCCGGGTGGGGTTTCAGGTTCGGGCGCCGATACCACGGCTTGGCATCGTCGTCCGGTGGCTCGTCACTAAGACGGCGCAGCGTCCTCACACGGATCACATCGAGGTTCTTGATCAGGCGCCACACCAGATCGTCGTCCAGCTTGTGGACAGCGACGAGCCCGCCGATCACTAGAGCCTCTTCCTCGAAGAGGTCGTTGATCAGGTCCCGCGCTTCGGCCGTGCTGATCATGGCTTGCCTCCTCTGGGTTCCCTGTTGTGCGTCTCCCCAAATGACAAAAGGGGGACAAGGGCGGTCGGAGGGGACAGGTCGTCTGTTGATCACCGTGTTTCTTCCTCGAAACGCCGGATGGCCGCCTCGGCCCGCTGGCGCCGCTTCTTCGCGACCTGGTAGTCCAGGCCCACGTCACGCGCATACTCCGCCACGGACTGCCTGTAGAGCCGTGTGCCCGCCAGGAGGAAGAAATCGGCTTCCTTGATCCGTCCGGCATCGAGGTGCTCCTGCAATCTCGCGATCTCCAGCTCGACCGTTTCCTGCAGGCAGAGAAGCTCAAGACCCATGTCACTCACCGCCCGCGCAAGCTTCGCCATCTGCCTGGGGTCTGTCAGGATCTCCCGATTGGTTCGTTTCCAGCGCCGCTCGTAGCCCTGGTAGACGTAGTGGATCGTGTCATTCACGACCTTCTGGACCAGCCGCGCTGGACGACGTTCTAGATCCACGCGGCAGATCACCTGGAGAAACGTCCACACGACGTTCTGCCAGAGCTCGTTAGGATCGTCGTCCCAGTGGCAGTTCCGGTGCGCGATCGACTCGAGGCCGGGCCAGAAGATCGCAAGGAAGATGGTGCGCCAGCGTTGGTCCTGATCCTCGCCGTGGGCCTGGAAGATGGGCCGAAGAACCTCGTCCTTCTGAGGGTCGGTCGAGGTTCCGCGCCGCATGCAGGTGATGACGTCCGCCCACGTTCTGAACTGCCGCATGAACGGGCTTCTGTCTTGGAGGTATTCGAGAAGTTCCTGGTGCTCAGGAGCCAGGAGCTTCTGTTCCAGCTGCTCTCGTTCACGATCCCACCTGGTAGTAGCCAAGACGCCTGGCCTTTCCGGCCGGGCGTCTCGCACCTCCTACTGGCCAATCAGGGCGTCAGGCGCCTCGAGGTCGTCGCATCAGATTCCGCACATCACTCCGGTGCCGTGCTGCCCAGTGCAGCCGCCACACTCTCGTCGCGCAGTTCGTTCAGCGTTCCGCAGTTTCGGCAGACGCTGGTGACGGGGAACCCGACGAGGTACTCGTGCCCCCGAGAGAACCGGATGTGCAGCCGCTCCCCGCGCACGACCGCGAGGAGCTTCCTGCAGCGGATGCAGCGCCACTCCTGTTCCATAGGTCTCTCCTTCCGTGGTTGCTGTCCTGTCCCACGGGGAGAGTCTGGCGGTCTGGTCTGTACGCGGAATGTATGTGGCCTGTACGTGGGCTGTACGGAGGAAGAGAAACTGGGGGTCGCGTTAGGGACGCGGCAGGAAGATCAACGCGAAGCGGAAGCCGGGATCGGGCTGAAACAGATACTCGGTGTGCTTGTCGAACTTCACGGACTTGAAGATGCGCCACTGCGTGGTGCCGTCATCGGCGCGGTACTTCACATCGATGGCTTGGCGGGCACGCTGGAAGGTCTGCTTCCCGGACTCCTGGTCATCATCCGGCCCATCAACGCCGGGGTCGAAGCGGCCGGTCTTCTCAACCGCCACACGGATCATCCGGAAGTAGCTTGCCCGGATCCCGTCCTCGCTCCGACCGTGCTTCCAGACGACCCGAGCTTTCTCATCGGCCAAGATATCGTACTCGTGGGCCGTCTCGATCAGATGATGATATCCCGCCTCATCGAGGTCTTCCCAGCCGTCCTGCGTGCGGACACGGGCAACCGGTGGCCCCGACATCATGAGAGTCCTACGCCCCGAGCCCCCCAGCACATGGAGCGGGTCATCAGACATCGTCAACTGACCAGCCCCATCGACCCCGATCGTACCGCGAAGCGCGACGACCGGGATGCCGAGCGTCGCCATCTGACGTGTCGTGTCGGTGCCCACGAAGCGATCCGTAGGCACGAGGATGCCGAAACTCCGCCCATCCTGCCGCGAGCGGAGCGCATCGAACGCCTCCGCATACTCCCGCGCGTCGCAGCGAGCAACGAAGTACACCGCGTGGCGGGTCGACGGATCAGGCTTGAAGGTCCCCGTCCGGTACACACCCCTGAGGCCGGGGACCGGTTCCACCTTCCCGCCCACGCAGAGTGGCCTGCGGAGCGCCTGGCAGAGTAGTTCGGGATCGACACCGAGGACCTCAATGTCCTCGAGCGTCAGATCGACCTCGTCACATTCCGGAGGGACGTTGCCGCAGATCGCTTGGAAGGTGCCATCGGGACGCTCAATGACCTGCCGAGGGCACCCGGCCCCGCCCGGGTGCGGGCACGCCACGGTGTCGGCCACGCGCAGGAACGTCAGGAGCCCGCCTGCCTCCAGGGCGGCGACGAGACCGTGCCCAAGGCGTGCCCTCAGGTCACACCGTGGGCCGGCCAGCGGGAAGTTCGTCTCCAGGAGTTCCCAGAACAGCGAGAGGTCAAGACCGGGCATCGCTCGAGTTTCCGATCTTGATGTATCCGTTGACCCGCATGAAGGCATCGGTCGGAACTCCGTCACGGTCCCGGTCGTAGATGGCGACATTCGGAGGGCGCAGTTCCAGCTTTCGTGCCCGCCCGCCGCTCGAGTACTTCAGGAGGAACGAGGCACGCAGCAGGCGGCCTTCGGCGAGATTGGGCTTGCCGTACTTGGCGATGCTCTCGGCGAGGCTGTATGCCTTCGAGGTCTGGACGAACCGCTGGTCGTTGTCGATCTGGACCCACACCTCGCTCAGCCGCACCGACTCAACTCCGGGCACCAGCCTCAAGGCGTCGCTCCCGCGCCTGAGGGGCACGAGCGTGTAGAGGTCCTCTCCGGGGAAGTGACCGGGATCGTCAAAGAGCACTCGCCCGAACGCGTCGCGGTAGAGGTTCTTCTCCGCCTGTGTTTGGGCGTTGACCCTGAGCACGCTCAGCCTGTTATCGTAGATGATCGAATCATGCTTCTGCGGCCGGTACGCGACGCGGGAGCGCCTGAGCCGCTTGTCGAAGCTCCCGTCCGTGCGAAGCAGACGCCCGTGTGTGATGAGGAACCTGATCTCCGCGTCCTCTTCATAGGCATAGATCTCGCAGGCTGGGCTTCGGTCCTTCGACTCGAACCAGGGTCCGAGCGTCGACTCGAGCTGCTTGAGTCTCTTCTGGGCCGCGGCAAGGCTCAGGCGGGCGTTCGTTCTGGCCTGGTACTCCTGGTAGTTCTTGACCTTCCTGTAGAGAGTCTTCTCATGGCACACCCGCACCAAGTCCGGGTAGCCTCGGTGGGCCGCGATGGCGAACTCCCCCGCCGTCATGCCATCTCCATCGACGCTGAGGCCTTGCCTTTCCGCCTCGTGCTGTATCCGGTCGTGCCCTGACTCGTCGGCGAGGTCGTCGAGCACGTACAGCGTCTCGAGGAGATCGGCCGGCATGCTCTCGTCCGGCTGCGTGAAGACCTGTAGGAGCCGGCGATCGGTTGCGTCGTTGTTCGTGAGGTTGCCGATGTCGATGCCCTGCCGCTTGAAGTACTCGCGGTGCGGCTCAAGAAGGGGTCTGAGATATTTCGGCTTGTCGATGCCCTGGATGAATGTGAGATCACTGAAGTTCTTGAACCGAAGCCGCGCCATCTGTTCTCCTCCTACCGCCTGCCGCCAATGATGCGCACCACACCCACTACCTTCCCCTGAATCCTGAACTCACCGTCCCTGACCCGGATGGCCTTCATCCTCTTGTTCGCGGGTTCGAGCCGGACACCGCCGCGCTCACGATAGAACCGCTTCAGCGTCGCCTCGTCCTCGATGAGCGCCACGACCATGTCACCGTTCTCGGCGGTGTCTTGCTTCCGGACGACTACGTAGTCGCCGTCGAGGACTCCGTCGTCTATCATGCTCTCGCCTTCTACCTTCAGGGCGAACCCCGCTCGACCCAGCAGCATGTTCTGGCCCACGACCACGGCGCCACGATCATCCTCGATCGCCTCGATGGGCTGGCCGGCCGCGATGCATCCGACGACCGGGACTTCGATGCCAGCCTTCCTCAGCTCACTACGTCCGCTGCCTTTCTCAACGATCAGCGAACGCGCTCCCAGATCGCCGCGCCTGAGATAGCCCTTTCGCTCCAGCGCCTTCAGGAGCTCGAAGACGGTGGAGCTCTTGATATCGAAGGCTCCGCCTATCTCCCGCACGGTCGGGGGCATGCCGTTCTTTCGGATGAAGCCCTTCACCCAGTCGAGAGTCTCGCGCTGCCTAGGGGTGAGCGGTTGTCTGCGTGTTCCAGCCACAGGCGTCACCTCCTCTTCCCGGGAATCCGCAGATGCTGCGAACCGATAGATGATGCCCTAACGAACGTTAGCAGTCAAGGCATTCCCGCACCCTGTCCCCGTTTTCGGCCCACACCCCCTTTCTACATGTGGAAGCGCCACTGGGGCGCGGGTCCTTGGCCGTCAGGATTGCCTTGATGCGGGCGCGCCGCCAGAGGTAGCTGTGTCACTGGGCGCACGACGTAACGTGCATGCTCGCGGGAGGTTGCGATTGTCGAAGAGCAGCAGAGGCCCGGGGAAGCAGCCGGGAAACGGGCGCGGCGATCAGGTCCGGGTCGCCTTCTACACCCGCATCTCGACCGACGAGGACCACCAGAAGTACTCGCTGGACGCCCAGAAGGACCGGCTCGAGGCCTACTGCACGGCCCAGTGGGGCGACGAGTGGCGTCTCCACAAGATCTACCGCGACACCGAGAGCGGCACCCACATGAACCGCCCGGGGCTCGAGGAGATGCTCTATGACGCGGAGTCCGGGACCTTCGACACGCTCCTGGTCTTCCGCGTCGACAGGCTCTCACGGAAGGTCAGAGAGCTCGCCCTCATGGTCGACGAGCTCACCAAGCACGAGGTCGTCCTCAAGTCCATCACCGAGCCGTTCGACACCGCAAACGCCGCCGGGAAGATGATGCTCCAGATGCTCGGCGTCTTCGCCGAGTTCGAGCACGCGACGATCGTCGAGCGAACCAAGGTCGGCATGGAGAAGAAGGCAAAGAGCGGTGAGTTCGTAGGCGGATCGGTCCCCTACGGCTACGGGCTCGACCCAGAGAAAGGCTTGGTCATCCGGGAGGATGAGGCAGTCCTCGTCAGGAAGATGTTCCGGATGTATGTGCTCGGCCGCGAGGGCGCGCATACGATCTGTCACAAGTTGAACGACGCTGGCCACCGCAAGCGCAGCGGCAAGAGGTGGGACAAGCGCGTGATTCTACACATGATCAAGAACCCGCTCTATATCGGCAAGCTCCGCTGGTGTGAGGTGACCTACGAGGGGAACCACGACGGTATCGTCTCGGAGACGCTCTTTGACAAGGCCCAAGAGATCATGAGGGAGCGGGTGGAAGAGCTGAACGGACGCCGCTTCCAGAACGGGCAGGAGCGTCTGCTCGCCGGGATCATCAGGTGCGCGCGCTGCAACGGCCACATGGTCGGCGTCAGCACCCACAAGAAGGACCGGGTGTATCCGTACTACCTCTGCAACAAACGTTGGAACACCAAGGAGTGCGACCAGGACTACGTGCGCGCCGATCTCCTCGAGGACGCGATCCTGCAGGACATCAGAGCCATGTTCCTGGACGAGCAGTTCATGGCTCGTGTCTGGGAAGAGGCTAACCGCCGCCTGAGCGCGGAGAAGCCCAGCGTGGACCGCGAGATCGAAAGCGTGGATGCCCAGATCACGAAGGCGCGGTCCACCATCGACCGCTACTTTGAGGCCTTCGAGGCCGAGACGATGAGGCCTGAGGTCTGCATGGCCAAGGTCGATGATCTGAACGCCCGGATCGAACAGCTGGAGGACGAAAAGCGGGTCTTGGAGGAGCGGCGGGAGCGCCTGGAGATTGCCGCTATCGATCGGGAGATGCTCTCGGGTCTCGTGGATAACCTTGAGGATGTGATGGCCCAGGGGACCAATCCCCAAAAGAAGGACCTCCTCCACCGGATGGTGAAGAAGGTCCTCGTTCACAACCGGAGCACGATCGAGATCTGGTACGCGTTACCGAACCAGGCCTCAGTTCGTAGTCCGGCACATCTGGCTCCCCGGGGTGGTGTCCCAGAGCGTGGTGCTGTGGGATGAGGTCGGGCTTGAGGTGGCTCCCGGGGCCA